TCTATCATCTGCTTGTTCACGCCAAACTTATCGAACACATCAAGCATTTTTTTAATCCGATCAACAAGCGGTTCTTCGTTAGAGCCTTTTAGTGTCTTTTCGCATTCCTCCAAAGCAACATCAACCACATCGCCGGGTATGATGCCAAGAATACATGCTCGGAGCCTACGAGCGCCCTGATTGGCTACCATTTCATATATATCTCGTGGATCGGTTAGGGCATACGTGCCCTTTTTAGTATATCGGAGATGTGGTACTTGAAAAACTTTTGTCTGCCGGGTATTTGTCTCCAAGTCCCAAGCATAGGCCATTACAGAGGATTCGCCATTTTTCTGCTCCAACTCAATAATACCAAAATCAACATTACCCCAATTTTGAGCCATAGCCTCGGCAAGTCGAATGGACGGCCCCGTAACCTGTGTTCCACCACGAGGGTACATATACCGGGCGTTCTCTGCCAGTTTATGACGCTTGCAGGATTGTTTGATTTTTTGTACAGCGCTGATCTCATCACGTGGAAATCTTTTAGCAGCGACCATTGCTGCTTTGACTTCCTCCATCTGCCTGTTGGAAGCAACCTCTGTCATTGCGTTTGATTGTTGCGTGTTTTGCTCTTCGTACTTTTGGACTTCTTGTTGTGCCATTTTTGCCCTCATTTTATTTTTAAATTAAATCTTCGCTGTTTTGATTGTATCATATATTTATCTGCCACAGACGGCTCGTTTATTTTAAGTGCTTTTGTATCAATCCGATTAACTACGTAGGATTTCCACGTTGCAACTGTATCGCCGGATGAATCAACAATAGCCTCGGCATCTCCCATCAACATTTTTATTAAACCCTCTTCTTCTTTTATCCGATCGTCCACTTCTTTTTTAGCGTTTTTTAATTCTGCCAATTTTTTAGCCGATGATAGTGCCGATTCAGGAGCTTCGATTATCTTGCCTTCGGTATGTTCAAGGTATAATTTTAGCGTATCATCACTGCATGTTACAGGGGGTGGCTCGTTTGATTCTACATAGCCCCAAAAAACCCTGTAACTCTCCACCATTTTCTGGTGCAGTTCTGGATCAGCTTTAAATTCTTTGTGTCGATACTGCCGATCGGAAAGCCACGCAATAAAACCCCATGACCAGTCGCGGATCATCATATAATGCTGAAGCTGCAAATACCAACTCATAGGCACATCTGTTTCCCATTGCTGTTCATAAAAACGATTGGTTGTCTTTATCTCCAATACCCCCGGCGTATTTCTCTTATTTGGCTTTACTATGCTCCTGTCCAGATTGGCAAGAATAAAGTCATAATTTGGATGCCGATAAAGTTTATTGTCATTACGAACTTTCAGGCCCGACTCATTCTCAAACCGTTTGGCGATAACAGGCTCAACCGTCCTGCCAAACCATAGATAATCATTGTCCGGTGTTTCTCCCGTCCTACCGGTCTTATCAAGCCAGACATCAACAGGGGTTTTATAGTCGGATAATCCAAGCACTGCTGCTGCATCGCTACCGCCTATACCTGTTTTCCTTTCTTGAAGCCAATTTTTGTGTGTCATGATCTCTCCCAATCTGGTTCAGTAATTAAATCTTCAATCTCTGATTCATCGGCGATTAGATGATCGCCATTCACATACTTCCAGTCATAATCTGTCATTCCGGGTGGGTAATTACTCATAACTCTACCTCCACATCTACAATTTTAAATGTTTCTTCAAACTTCTCCAACACTTCCTCTGGTGATTTCCCCGACCTAAGCTGAAAACCGTATATGTAGCCTTCAAACTCCAATGACCTACCGGTTTCTGATTGCCTGATTTCGGCACGCACGGAATAGTAATCTTCGCCGTGTATTTTAGCAATCTCGCCCAACTTGCGAGAAAATTCAGATAAACTCACTGTTGTTTTATTCATTTTTTTGCCCTCCATTGTTCTCTGTTATCATTCACTTTTGTTAATTTATGCCTCCGAATGTATCTACGGATAAATTTCCGTAATTCGGCGCTCATATCACTTCCTTCATCAAGACATGCTTGACGAAATTGATCCCTGTTTTCGAGTTTTTCTTTGACTGTAATTAATTTATACATCGCTATACATTTAATTTTTTGTTTAAGTGATAGACTATCGNGTGTCTATACCAATGATACAGCGCCAAAAATTAAAAGTCAAGAAATAAATTTTATTTTTTTAAAAAAAAATACTTGACATTGTAAAATACGCTTTGTAGGTTCTTTATAGCAATTAAATGTGCGGAGCGACATACCCGTAAGGATTGTCAAGGCCTGTATCTGCCTGTGGAAGCTCCGCACTTGATTTTTAATCGTTAAAATTGAATACTCATGTATATGTTGCAAAGAACGAGTCTCCCGGACAAAAAAAAATGGGGCCTCGACCTCGAAAATTTGAGACACAGACACCGAATAGGCCGATATAGACTCGCCAAAGAGTGTGGGATGACATATCCAACGCTCAAGCTGATTTTAGAAGGTAAATCCTTCAAATTGGACAATTTAAAGGTTGTGGAGGATGCTATAATAAGAATAGTGGAGAAATCATGATAATGATCGGTATTGATCCGGGTTCCACAACAGGCGTGGCATATTGGGACGTAAAGGATCAAAATTTTATAAATATTTATTCCGGCTCATTTGTTTTATGTTATAATTCAATAAAGCAATTTGTCTTGTTTATTGAAGATGATGTTTTTTTCAGAATAGAAGATGCACGACTCCGCAAATGGTTTGGAAGCAACAGTAATGCCAAGCAGCAAGGGGCTGGAAGCATCAAGCGTGACTCAACAATTTGGCAAGAAGTCTGTCTATACCACGGGTGGGCATACGAAATGATCCATCCTGTTGCCGGGGCCACAAAGTGGGACTCCAGAAGCTTCCACAAGATTACGAGATGGGGGGAACGAACAAATCAAAACGCCAGAGACGCAGCCCTTCTCGTCTATGGCTGGACAAAACAAACAGCGAGGATATAATGAAAAATAAATCACAAAATCAAATTATATTAAACCATCTGAAAGGGCGTGGTAGTATCACGGCTTTTGAGGCAATACTTCAATACCGGATACTACGATTGTCAGGCCGTATACTCGAATTGAGGGAAGCCGGCCATGACATCCGAACAACGATGGTCAAGTCTACCACTCCCGGGAGCGCCGGTGATTATGCAATATATCACTTGAAATAATTATGTCAGATACACCTACTGGTTACGAATTATCTAAACAATGGTTTGACTTCGCTTTTGAGCATCCCGAAAAGATACGTCCGGTCCACACAGCAATATACTTTTTTGCAATAGAGCACTACAACAGGCTTGGATGGAAGGAGAAATTCGGGTTCCCATCTCAAATGGTGATGGAGGCTATCGGAGTAAAGAACTGGCGAACCTACATATCAGCCTTCAACGATCTTGTAGAGTGGGGGTTTTTTGAGCTAATAGAAAAAAGCAAAAACCAATACAGCTCCAACATTATTGCTATTGTAAAAAATACAGAAGCACCTACAAAAGCATTGTCAAAAGCACTGCAAAAGCACAGTCAAAAGCAAAGCAGAAGCACTGTTAGTATAGATAAACAAAGAACAAAGAACCTAGAACCTAATAACGAAGAACCTGACGCTCCTGTCGGAGCACCCCCCGATGAGGCTGTTGAGGTTTCAGAATATTTATTAAAAGCAATAAAAGAATCAGACCCGACTCATAAATACCATAAATCAAAACCATCTCTTAAATCTTGGGGTAAAGATATTGACAGGGCAATGAGGATTGATGGTAGAGGCAAGAATGATTTACTACATTTAATCCAAATGATTTTTTACGAAAACAATAGTGTGTCCAATTTTTGGAGAGCAAATATACAAAGCGGTAAAAAACTTAGAGAAAAATTTGATGTTATAAAAAATCAGTTAAAATCACGAAATAGTCATGAAAACAATAGAAGGCAAACCCGTGGAGATAGGCGAGTTGACGAACTTAAAAAACTCCAAAAGCATTGGTGAGCGAATTTATTGTTCATCAAGAAAACAGGCTAATACTCAAATACAAGATGGGAGTGATCCCCGGAGAATCTCAATACCTGTTCATCTCGGTAATGCTTTCGCTGTATTTTTTCAAGATTTAGGAGCGGAAACATTACTTCCAAGCAATGGTAACGACAAAGTAAGTTACATAAACCGACTACATAAGGCACTAACTATAAACAATAAGCTATGTCCGCCTGAAATTGATTTTAATGTTATTTATTCACAATTTTTTAATGCTGTACTATCAGGAGAGATTCAGCCAAAAGGATATAGCATCAAGCCTTTGTGTGATGCTTTTAATCAATGGATAACAAATGATAAGGTTCGCAATCGTCTTTATGAAAAGCACTATGAATACAATCCTGATGATAAACCAAAGCAACTCGAAGAGTCGATTCCGAAACCATCTTTTGGGCTTGACGTAAAAGAATACGTAAATCAATCTCCAGAGGATGTTAAAAATCAAATAGATGTGCTTAATGATATTCATGATGGAATCAATAGCTATATTAAATCATTGCCAAATGGTAATGGGTATTATCAGAGATTATTAAATACTTATAATTATTACAAAGAAAAGGGAAAAATAAAATGAAAAACAATCAATATAACACATTCCCCAAAGCGCATTTTGAAGAGCCATTATCAGGAAGCAGTAGGCAGGATCAATTTCCAGCAGATACATTGCCATACGGCTTTGCAAAAGATAGCAAGGAAGAATTAACAGACTCGGAATGGCTTAGAGAGACGCTACTAAGAGATGGTGTCGTTTATGCTAAAAAAGCAAAACGTCGAGGTGTGGCAAATGTATCATCGCTTATTACTTATTTAAAAAATCGGAAAGGATGGGATATAAAAGCGTCTGTAACAAGAGAAGGAACAATGAAGTATGTGTTAAAAAACAAGTAAATTGCTAATTGACCGGCAAGTATCTATTTTAGAGTATGGACACCGTTGAATGCACACTTGCAGACTATCAGGATGATCTAATTTGCTCGGATAATCGCCGAGTAGCGATTATAGGGGCTAAGGGATGCGGGAAAACATGGGCCGGAGCAAGGTTTTTATTAAATCAAGTTACAAAGCAGCCCAATGAGCAGCATTTAGTGATGCTTAATACGCTTGGACAGGCAAGAGATGTTTTCTATCAGGATATTGAACCTTTGTTGCAACAACTAAATTGGCCGTATCACTTTAATAGCCAACCCTGTAACCTGAAAGTATTTAACACAATTATTCATCTTAGGTCTGCTGAAAGTGATGCGATTGAGAGGATTGAGTCTATCTCGTATGCTTCTGGGTGGTCGGATGAAGCGAGTTTCTATGATTTTGAGTCTTTTAAAATTTTTGTGTCTCGAATCAGAAATGGATCGAGTATCGTAAGAGTAACCTCTATGCCGGACGAGCCGGATCACTGGATGTATGATATTTTATCCAAAGGTAAATTTGTTATTCATGAAAAATCACTTCGAGATAATCCCGATAAAAATTTCCGAGAAAATTATGAAGAAATCTTACGATCAATCTATAATGATTCGCAGCTAAAGCGCTATCTCGATGGGAGTAGGGTGTCTCTTGCCGGGCTTGGCTTGTTTGGTATTGACCCAAATTCAAGACAGCCAACAGAAATTGATAAAAAGGAAGATTTATATATATTTTGGGATTTTAACGTAGCGTATCGGGCGGTGTCAGTCTGGCAAATAATTGGTAAAGACCATCAAGCAACGCCAATAGTAGCTTGTGTCGAAAGCCATCAAATGAAAAAACAAACAGTTTATGACGATGCTATAGAACTTGCCCGGCTATACCAAACTCATGAAGGAACGATCTATTTAGGCGGAGATGCCTCGGAAAATAAACGATCATCACAAACAACTGAAAGCATATGGCAAACCGTTAGAAGGGCGTTTAAAGAAGAGGGCGTTCCAATTAGAAGCGTAGTCCCAAGTGCAAACCCGAACGTAAAAGACACCATACAGTGTTGTAATTGGGCTTTTAAGCAAAAATTAGTTAGATTTGATGTAAATGAAAAAAATGTGTATAATAGTTTACAAGCGTGTAGAGCAGATCGTTATGGCGAAATTGATAAATCTGGTGATGATAAACCGGGTGGTGCTAAGTCGCATGAAGCGGACACGGCAAGATATTTTCTTTGGCATATTTACAAACGCCTTTATCCGGGCGGGAAGTCTAAAGTTTGGGCTATATGAGTAATATCAGAGAATTAGCATTACAAACAGCAAAAGCCCGATCAAACGGCGCAAGCAAGAAGCATCTGCCGGATCGTGTATGGAACGCCTTTGTTTGGAAAAACTGGAAGGGTTATTCACGGTGGGAAAAAAGTCAAATCATCCAGCAGGGCTATGAGCGCAATGCTCCTTTTTACGCAGCAGCCAATATCATTGCGCAGACAACTTCTGAAATTCCAATCTATGTTGAATATGAATCTAAAGGGCGAAAATTTACCACAGACACACATCCGATTCTTGATGTCTTAGAGCGTAATGATTCCCGTGAAGAACTCATTGAAAAATTAACACTATATCTATGCGTAACCGGAGAAGCATATGGCAAAAAGGTATTTGCCTCTGCACCGGGCAGAAAGAGACCGCTCGGGTTGATCGTTCTCCCAAGTCAATATGTAACTCCTGTTCAAGGTGATGAATTTTCGCCGATTCAATACTATGAGGTTTTTAATCGCCAGAAAGTTGATCTTTTGCCCGAAGAGGTTATTTATATTTATAAGCCCGATCTCTCCAATCCTTTCAAAGGCATGAGTCCGGGTATCCCATTGGCAGAGTTAATCGACTTGCATAACGCAGGAGTTACTTGGAATAAAAATATAGCTCTTGAAGGAGGTGTGCCGCCGATAGTCGCAAGAGCGCCGGGTGGTATGAGCGAGGAAGAAGGGCTGGAAGTAATCGAGAAATTTAGCAGACAAGGCGGTGCAAGAAGGTCGAACAAACTAAAACTACTAAGCGAGGAGTTAAAGCTTGAAGATTTAGGTACTGATCCACATGACGCTGAATGGAAAGAGGCTGTATTGATGTCAATGCGGATGATTTTCATGTCGTTTGGAGTGTCATCTTCATTGATGAATGATGCAGCAAATAAAACTTACAACAATGTAAAAGACTCCCGGAAAGCGCTTTATCTTGATTCCTGCCTTCCAATAGGTGATAAATTATATAAAAAAATTTCTCTGGATTTAAGAAAATACTATTCCGACAATCCTACTATCAAAACAGATCGAGCAGCGATTGAGCCACTCCAAGAAGATGCTAAGGCACAAGCGGAAAGATTGTCAGAGCTGCGACTGGCGGGTATAATATCAGCTAATGAAGCCCGATCTGTTTTGAAATGGCCTAAATCGACAGAAGCAAACGCTGATCTGTTAGAAACATCTAAAGCCCCAAGCCCGGTAAAG